ATGAAATGATAACCACACGACAACCATCCCCTTTGTCTATGCCATTGGTTTACTTCTTCATAACCAATATCCATTGAAGGTTTTGTAGCTGTACAATGTATTATAAAATAGTCTGTTGATTTTCTGCTCATAATGATTTTTGTTGTTGATGTAATTCTTTCACCCAATTATCAGGTAAAAGTTTTCCTGTTGAATACACACAATGATATTTAAAACCTTTTAGTTCACACCATTTTGCGTAAGTTGTTTTTGATTTTTTTCCTATCTTTGTTTTTGAATTAGAGAACACAAACCTAATATCTAAATTAGGATGTTGTGCTTTTATTAATAAATGTTTCTTCCTGTCTGAAGTTAAGAATTGTCCTTTAGTTTCAAATATAATTTTGAATGTATCTATTGCAGGACAATTAAAGTCAGGAGTATATTTAGATAATTTTTCTGGCTTGAGGTAAGATACTTTATAATCTTCATAACCAAATTTTATTTTTTGTTTGATTAAAAAATTATTAAAATCCTCCTCAAGCTTTGATTTGAATTTAGAAGTCGGTTGCTTTGGAAACTTCTTCCGAAACTTCTTCATTGTTTTCCGACCCATTTTTAGATGAGCTGTCGCCATGTACTTTATCAAAGCCATTAGCTTCAGCAGATTGACCACCACCCTCGACTAAATCTTTTACTTGTACTGATTTAAGTCTTAATGATACTCCAGCTCCAAGAGCAGGTGTATACCAAGGAAATGGTTGATAGCTTACTCGAAGAATAGAACCACCCCAGATAGTTATATCTGGACTAATAGGTTTTAATTCATTATCGAATAAGGCTGGCCTTTGTTTAAATGTGTCACCAGTTTTACCATTGGTACCACTAGCTTTCATTTTAAACTTAAAGATAACATTACCTTCCTCATCTTTTTTATAAGGTGGTGCGTGTTCCTTTATAGTTTTCTTATTTGATTTTTCTTTAGCCTCGGCTACAGCTTTGAGCTGATATTGTTTTATAACTTTTATCAACTCTTGAGCTTGAGTATCTTTGAGGCTCAAGTCTACTTTATACTCACCTTCAGGTTTGAACCTAACATCACACTTACTTAAATGTGGATATATAGCTTTACCAAAAGGAGAAGTGTATGTTTGTGCTTTTTGCATTGACCCTCCTAGGTCTTGGTTAATTGATTTGATGACGCTTCTGTTCATCTATAGTGTCCTGTTTAGTACGCTAGCGTATACAATTAACTACAAAAATAGACAGAACCTAACACTGATTTTAAAGACAGCTCACCTTGTTTTGGTAATGGTGGGATTTTGTGCCTTAATTTTTTAGGTACCTGTAGTTCAACTTCTTTTTTAAAATCTTCTAATAAATTTTTTCCATCAAAGATTTCAACAAAAGCTTCTCTTAATGCTATGTTCATTGTAGATACATCTGTTGCTAAACAACCAAAGCTATCATGCACACAAGCAAAGTTTTCAATAGTGTATTCACTAGCTTTGCATACAGCTTTCATTAACAAAGAAGCATCTAATGCGTGGACATAACATGGTGCTATACTATTTGCTACACGCTTCTTATCTATTTTATCTGTTTCAATAGCTATAGAAGTTTTTCTAATATCAGGTGTCCAAGTTCCAGACTTTGCTCTGAATATTTTTTCACCCATATAAGTATTAACTCTTTTAGTTTCTAATACAGGACATACCATTTGAACAATAGCACCTGTTGGTGTTGTCCATATAACTGGTAATCCACTTTCAGAAACTAATTTAGATACTTGTTGCAACCACTTCATCGCTTCTTTTGCAGATAAGATAACTTCATCTAAAGCTTTCCAAACTAATCTTGATAAGAAAGCTGTACCCTTAAATATATTAGGTGTATCTGGTTTAGGATTTCTGTCAGTAGAGAATGGTATTTCAACACCATCTTCTTCCATATCTTCCAAATGTTCCTGGATATATTTTCTACAAGAAAATTGTGTAAGGCCATAGACAATACACATAGTGACTTTCTTTGTAGTCTTTCTGTTTATCCCATAATCTAACCAAATATCTTTTAGTAAACTATCAGGTTCTTTATCAAGAAGTTCTAAAGTTTTCTTTGCTACTTCTCCATATACATCTTGTACTTTATTTGATGGTATTAAATTAACTGCATTACCACCAACTTCATCACGCAATAATCCAGAAAATATTTGTAGACCAGAATTAGTACAATCAGAATAGCAGATTAAATGTGTAATAAAATCGTAAGACTTATTAGCTTTACAAAAATTATTCCATTCAAAACAAAACGCTAGGAATTGTACCGGTTCAGAACAATGAGCCCAGAAGTCATAGTTATTATGTGGGTCTTCTGCTGTAGCTTTTATAGCTTCTTCATTATCTTGTACCCATTTAACTCTATTGTCTAATGTGTCTTTATCCATGCCATACATATTAGCTCCATGTATAGCTAGCTTTCTTACAGCTCCTATACCTTCTAATCGTTTACCATTTCTAAATAACAAGAGACCTTTAGCTAAATCATTATTCTGATAATTTAATCCTTCAGGTACACAATAAATTCTATATCTAAAATCATATTGTAATGGAAAATAGAACTCATCAAATTGTTCGTATGTATCTGCAACTGTAAAAATCTTTTCTGTCAATAAAGCTTTACTATCTATTGTAGCATTGAAATCACATACAGCTTTCTTCCTTCTGCTGTAATCTTTTCTTGCTACTTCGTTTGTTGCTATATCAAAAGGTTTAATTGGTTCTTCTATTTTATGACTAGGTAAACCAGCTATTGCTAATCCTTTGTCATGTATAGTTCTCATAACCTGATATACAGGAGTGTTAATTGTAAACGCTGTCTCCTGTAATGTATTGATACATTTGTAGACTTCAGGCATTTCATGTGCCCTGTTTGCTATCTCTTCCAGATATGCTCTGGATGCTCTTTTCACCATATTATAGTGCATCTTTTACCTCATTGTTTGATTGTTGATTTTGTTTAGTAGGTTCTCCTATAGTGGTACCTAATTCAGCAGGCCTTAAATCTTTGATATAATAGCCACCTGAATATGGGTTGTTATCCCATCGTTTAGGTTTAACCAGCATAGGTTCTCTAAAAGGTTTTAGTATTTCTGCGTGGATTTTTTTGTTTTCAATCCAGGTCATTGTCTTATCGGTAGCCTGGACATAAACAATAGACTTGCCTTTTACAGCAAAAGTTTTGGTGAGTTTTATAAAGCCAGTTGTTTTGGCTAGAAGTTCTAAAAGTAATTTACCGAGTTTTACTTTCTCTTCTTTAGACCAGCCAGAGTATTCAAGGCTATGTCTATTCATAGCATACTGAAATACTTTACGCTTATGTCTGTAGTTATTCTTGGTCTTTAACCATTCTTTTGTTTGAGTGTAATTTTTATTATCACTCTCTTTGAAATATAATAATCGAGCTTCATCTTCTATTGCTGAAGCTATTTTTAAAACAGCTTTAGTTTGTGTTGATGAAACAGTGATACTATCTAGTACAGCTTTAAGAGTAATAAAGGCTATACCTGACCACCTCTCTGGATTATCATTTGCTATTTCCTGAATAGGAATACACTTGGAAAGAAGTGTGGCTTCAGTTGCATATCTTTTGGCGTGACCATCAAATGCTTCTAGGAAGTATTTATTTAATGCTTCACATAAAGGTTCTAATCCTGACTGGATTAATACCTGGCCATAGATAGTTGTACTTTCGTTAGTCTCTCTAGGCTTGCCTGTCTTCTCTGCAACTTTTGCTCTTGCTTTATGAATAGTCTTATGGAACCTTTTTATTCCTGACTTAATCATAGCTAACTCTATTGTTTTTTCTGCCTCTATTTTTTCATGTAGAGTTGAAGGCACATTCTTTGAGTTTTTTAGAATGCCAAATTTCTCTAGTATTTTTGCGTCTATTTCCATATTAGCCTCGTTAGTGTTTTACATTTGTTCGTAGATTGTGTGCATTGAAGTGCACATCTACTACGACAGCGTAGCTATCACATACAAAGTATGCAACAGATTATAAGGCTTGTAATATAAGGTATTCTACTACGCCAGCGTAGATTACTCGGAGGCGTAAATTGTGTCTGTAGTTTTTAAGTCTACCGACAAATCAAAGTGTGTTGTATTACTCACTTTTTTTTCTTACGCCTCCTACAAGCCTAGCCCTAATGCACATAAATGCACATTTGGTGCACATTGTTTTTACTAGCTTTTACCACCAGATACAACTTTTAACTCGTCTCTTAAGTTGTCCAACTTCTTCGCCATCTTAATCTTACCTTTAGGAAAGAAGTGTATGTATCTTCTTGCAACAGGAGAGTTAAAGCTCCAACCCATCCAGTCACAAACTTCCATAAATGTAGCTCCTGCTTCTGCTAGTCTTGAAGCACAAGTATGTCTGCATGTATGGAACACCCAGTCTTTGTTATCAGCTTGACCAAGTTGCTGTCTTACCATTTGCCACTTGTAAGACATTTGCCTGTAGCTGGTTTCAAAGAAGGTTTTTCTATTAGACCTTCTCATAAATATTTCTTTTGTTCTAGTAGCTAGACCAATAGAAGTATGAGTGTCTGTTTTATTTCTATACACATGAGCTGTCCAACCATCCTTTGATTTCATTAAATCAGTAGGTGCTAGTTTGATACACTCTTCTGCTCTTGTACCAGTATCAATTAGAACTTTTACAAAATCTTCTAAATCATAAAAGCCCAACTTCTGGCACTCTGCATAGATTGCTTCTTCTTGCTCGTATGTATAAATAGCAAGTCTTGTTAGCTTCTCTTTCTTTCTAGGTATCTTTAGCAAATGTTGTGGTGCTATAGTACCTTGTTCCAAAGCATGTCTAAATACTTTGTTGATGCAACAAGCCCTTCTATTATTTGTAGCTGTTTCAGTAAACTGGTCTGTAAACTTATACCATTCTGATTTATTGATTTCTCTTAACAGCTTATCTTTACCCCAAAAAGAATAGAACTTACTGAAGTAGTATCTTTGTTTCCTACCATGGTCAGTATCTTTCCATCCTGTTTCTGGGTCATTATAACAAGCTTCACAAGCTTGCTCTAATGTTGCTTCAGTAGTTGCTCTTCCTGCTGGTATTTTTTTACCATCAATTAAGAGACCACGAAGCTTCTCTTCTGTAGTAAGTGCTTCGTCATGTGTATCTACGACTTTGGATTTTCTTCCTCTGCCTTTTACAGATACAAAAACTCTGAACTTACCATTTGTTGTTTTACTTATACCCATTTTATATAGCCTCCTTTGCATGTTTAGGTATGTCGTTGAATAGGCTTTTAGTTTTAAAGCCAAGAGTAGTGAAGATAATATCTTTTTGTCTTCTGTCTGTATTACTCTCTGCTAATTTAACTAGGCCTAGTTTTACTAACACTGCACAATTACGACTGGTTGATGCAGAGTTCTCAAAAGTACCATAAATTTCTGCGTACTTTTTGATTGCGTTCTCCACCGATAGTTCATTTTGTTTTAAATGACACATCGCATGGAATAACATCAAGGTCTTTAGGTATAAACCATTACCTATATCTTTGTTTCTACCTAACTTATAGAACCTTGAAGCAACTTCACCGAAGTTAGCCATCGTTTGCTCCTTGTTTTTAGTTATTGTTAGGTGAATACCTGGTGTTGTTGTTATAAAGCCTCTACCACCAAAAGAGGCATACCCATTATTTTTTTCTGTCATATTCACTTGCATCACTAATTACTACCAGAAATAACTACGCTAGTCTACTAATTTAACTGGCGTATTTACTTCTTAATAGTTGTAATATTGTCAGTTCCAGTAGGTCTTACTTCTGTATCCAGCTCGTATTGGCCTGCTTCTGCTAATTCAACAAGCCTATTTATAGATATAACTAAACGCCACTTATAGAACCTAAACATAATAGTTCTTTCGTAGTCATTCTTATAACTATTGAACTCAAAAAGAGACTTGTAAGTCTGCTTAAAAAGTTCTTTTGCTGGTACAAATACTGAAACATCTTCAATAGTAATATCTAAATTTTTATACTTCATAATTTATACCTTTAACAAATTTTGTTTTATCTCCAACAGAACATTCACAGATAATGTAAAATAATTACGCCCATGAGTTTCATTGTGAGTAGTCTTTGTGCATTTACCTACTCTCGGTAGTACCCCTGTATTAATTTTATAATAATCAGACATGCAGGTTATCTTATTGTTTCAGTTGCAAAGACAATTCGTCAATCTCTTTGAAATAAAATTTTGCTGTTGGATATGTTGCTCTTACAGCTTCTCTTATTTGTCTGAACGAATTGATATAGCTTCTGATATTGCCTGCTACAACAGGTGTACTTTCAACGAACACCTGGTGCTTCAATCCTCTATCTGATACGAGGACTTTTTTAGTATCAATTATCATTTGATTTACCTTCACTTGAAGACCTGGAAAAGAACCTGGATAAGAAGTTTGGTTGCTTTGTAGGCAACAATCTTTTAGTCCATTCTTTATCAACTAAATAAGTAATCATCGCTGATTTACTTACTGGTGTTTCATTAATAGCTGATAGGTCTTTCAGTTTATTATATGTTTCTCTTTTCAATGATACATTTGCGTATCGTGTTATGTCAGTCATAATTTACCTCACTTTATTTATGCTGGCTCTAATGGTAGAAAGAAATACCTAACAAGGATGTTAAGCAAAAACCCAGTTAGAGCCAACGAAATACACATAACATTTATTTATCGAAATTCTATGGCACAACTTCCACGACAATGTGGTGGAGCTGTATTTATTCCATGGCGTTGTGGTGGTAAAATTATTTCTTCTTTTTGTCTTTAATTTTTTCTGCTGGATATTTTTTATTCCACGCCCTAACTAATAAATCTTTATTAATTCTACAATTCTCTTCACTATTAAAAAATATATCTTCACTAGCACACCAAGAGGCTAGCCCTTTACTATAATAAAAACTTTTAAAAGGTTTTTTTGTTGCTAAATGTTTTTTATATATGTCTATAAAATCTTCTAAACCAGAAGCATTTCTTGCTTCTATATTTCTATATAATCTATGTTCTAAATATCTCTCCTTGGTCTGAATTTTTTGTATAGAATATTCTAATACTTCATGAGGTTTAAAATTAAGAGACCTCAAGATTTGTGTTAAGTCATCCCAGTTTTTTGGTTTATATTTTTTACCTTTATTTTTATAAAATTTTACTATGCCAAACATATCAAGTAAGCCATTATCCCATAGGTATTCTTGAAAGCCTGGGTCATTCTCTTTATATCCATACATGATAGCATTACGCTTACGACCATCT